AATAAATAAAAAACCCTAGCTATTGCCAGGGTTTAATGTATTAAAATATTTAATGTGAGAACTATTTCTTATCTAAGATTTTCATTAGTAATATTACAGCTAATAAACCTACGAAACCTGAGTTACCTAAGGAATTTATTAGTCCAGTTACATTACCTACTACATCCATTCCAAATACTGATCCTCCAAAGAGAACTTGTACTAGAATTCCTACTGAAAGGAAAGTCATTAGCAAGTCGCTAATGTTAGTGAAAAAACCTTTAATTGTTGTGAAAATGTTATCCATTGTTTATAGTTTTAAAGTTCAGCTATAAATAATGGTAAAATTATGGAAAGTTACAAGAATAGCTAACATCCACTTTTACAACGGGTAACAGGTCTTAGTTTTCTTTTGGGGATCATTACAAATTCAGTCATAGTCAATTGTTTTTTTATTATAAATATATAATTTTTTTCTTCTTAAAAAGACTTAAAGGAAATTTTATTTTAATAATTTTTTAAGTTCTTTTTCATCTATTCCAATTTTTTCTAAAATTTCTCTTGTACCTTTTTTACCTAAAAGATCCATATATGTTTCAGCTTCAGTAAAACTACAAGAAAAATAATTAGATATTTTTTTAACTAATTCTTGATTTTTCTTTTTATTCTTAGACTTAATATATTTTAAATATACTTTTTGATTTGGAATAAACTCTCTATAAATTTGATAAGTTTCTTTTTTCTTTTCATAAGGTATAATTTGAATAAAATTAGCTAATTCAATAAAATTTAAATTCATAGAAATAAATCTATGAACTACATAAGAATTCCAATGATCCCAAGAATCATCTGATATTTGATCTACTGGGGTCTTATAGAGGGTGATTTCGTTTAACCACCCCCAAATATCCTTGATTTGTTTCTTAGGATTCAATTAATATATCTTGATATTCCTCTCTAATTTCTTTAGGTAAAGAATCAGGTAATATCTTTTTTGATTCTAAATCATAAAATACCGGTATAGGCATTAACATATCTTCTGAGGATCCTGCTACAAATTTAGATACTTTACGAATTATTACTCCTTGTCCAAATAATTTACCTCCATTAAATCCATCTACTGATGTAGTGTTTGTTAGATCAATGTTCATTTGTGGTTGTTGATTTTCCATTGTTTTATTTTATTGTTTCTATTATTTTACTTATTGCACTCATTATATTAATTTCTTTATCAATTCGAAAATTTGATTGATAAAGATGTTCGTTTAAAATTACAGCTATAGACCCTTCCCTATTAGAAGCATATTTAGATGAATTTTCAAATAAAAATCTATATAATTCTTCAAAATCCTTTACACCTGAATCTGCTATTATTTGTCTAATATTTTTCCAGTTTTTAGATGTAGATAATTCTTTTATAACACTTAACATATAATTAGATGAAACTAAAACATCTTTATCTAATAATAATTTACTATTGATTGTAGATGATTGTATCGTGTTAAGCATTTTTCTTAAATCTGGGTAGTATTGGTTTACTATAGATTTAATATCATCTGTTTCATAGGATATTTCTTCTTGATCTAATACCCATGCTGTATGTTTTGCAGTGTCTAATTTTGACGGTGGGACAATTTTTAATACTTGACAACGTGATTGTATTGGGTCTATTATTCGTTCAATATAATTACACGTTAAAATAAAACGGGTTGAACGTGAAAATGTTTCAATTACATTACGTAACGCAGCTTGTCCTTGAATAGTTATAAAATCAGCTTCATCTAAAATAACAACTTTAATACCTTTAAAAGATGCTGTTGATGCAAAGCCTTTTACTTTTTCTCTAATAGTATCAATACCATTTTCATCAGATGCATTTAAATAAAGAAAATCACAATCTAAGTTTTTAACTATAAGTTTTGCTAATGTGGTTTTTCCTGTACCTGCACCTCCGTAAAATATAAAATTCTGGATATCATTTTGGTTAAGATATTTTTGAATAACTTCTTTTATATTTTCGTTTCCAACATAATGTTCTAATGTTGTAGGACGATATTTCTCTACTAATAGAGTATTTTCTTTCATAACTTTTTTTATAACCTAATTATACGAAAATAGTTTATATTATCCCCACTTTTTTTGATATTTTTTTCTTTGATCTTGTAAAACATATTCTATTGTATCTCGTTTTCCACAATGGGGACAATTTAATGTTTCTATGTTTTCGGCTTCATTAATTTTCCACTCTCCTTGACACGAACTACATTTATAGATATATGTGTGTCTGATGAATACTTTATGGCTCATTTTATAATACCTGCTCTTAATTGCATTGTTTTACTAAATTCTTTTTCTTCTTTTAAATTTTGTGTAAATAGTGCTTTTGTAGTAAATAGTTTTTGTCTTTGTTGTTTTGTAAGCCCAGTTACAATAAGTTTATATTTACCATCAACCTTTTCAGTTTTATATTCTGCTGATGGGACTTCACCTATTTCTTTTTGGTATGCTTTTCTTAGTTTTTCAACTTGTTTTAAATCATTTAAAGTAGCTGTTAGTGGTGGTACTTCTTCTTTTTTAGGTTTTTCTGCTGTTCTACCTAAATCATCTCCAACTTCAACATCTACAATTTTATAATCTAATTTAGCATTATCCATTATTGTAGTTAATACTTTTTGTAAGTATGCTTTTGGGTTATATGGACTATTTGCTTGTGGGAAAACTATTTTATCACCTTTTTCAAAATAATGAACACCTGGTTCTAATTTACCACTATATTTTTTAAGGTTAGCTGGTGTTTTTATTGGGAAATAATTTTTTCCATATCTACCAACTAAATCTTTTGGTAATTCTTTACCTGTAAGTGTATAAAGATAATCTTCTATATCACCATCGTTTCCTTCGGTATACCATTTATCAAATCCATCTTTAGCAGCTTCCATTCCTAATTTAAAATCTTCAGGAGCTCGTTTTTTAATATCAATTAATTTAAATGCTTTTTCATCTTCAGAACGTGAATCCCAATCTTTTAAAGCAGCATTTGTTTTTTGAGCAGGGATACTAGGACCAAATACTTTTATTATAGTATTTTTGTCTCTTAGATTTTGAGCATAACCACCATAATTATTTATGTTATCTAAAGCATCTAAAGTTGCTTTTATATCCGTAGGTTGAATAGCTAAATCAGTGTTGATTTGAACTTTTTTCATTCCATCCTCCTCATTTTCAAAAAGTAAATTAATTAATTTCATATTTGTTTTTTTTATATTTGCCCCATATCCCCAATATCTTCAGATGAAAAAAGATCTTTTATTGTCAGCCATGTGTCACGAGACATTTTAGGAAATACAAAACCTATATTTTCAAAATCCCCAAAATCAAGATCACTTTTTGCTAATTTCGTATAAGCATCTTTTGCATTATAAAATACAATTTGATGATCTTTACCAAACTGGGGGATGAAATTTATCTCACCTTCATTTAATTTATTTTCAGATAAATAGTTTTTTAAATCGAAATTATCCATTTTTTATTTTATTATAAATATGTAAGAAAATATTGCTATACTGGGTCACCATAAAGATTATACCGTTTAGTAGGTTCAGGGATAATTTCTTTCTCTTCACTTCTTATAACATATAATTTACTATCTAGAGGTGCTAATCTAAATTCAACTTGTTCTTGATTTTTATCAAACCATGCTTCTAAAGCATCTGTAATTGTTTTATGAATTATTTTATTTTTATCATTAACAAGTACCCACTGGTCTCCAGGGGGTACTCGTGTAGCAATGAGTTCGTTATATTCTATTTTTTCTGTTGTCATTACATCATCATTGATGGGTTGAAGGAATCATTATTTTTATCTTTATCTTCTGGGTTGTCAACAACTGTACATTCAGTTAGCAATATTGTTCCAGCAATTGAAGCGGCATTAAGTAATGTATTTTTAGTTACTTTATGAGGATCTAAAATACCTGCTTTTTTCATATCAACTACTTTACGGGTTTTGATATTATAACCTTTCCAAGAATTTTTCTTTGGATTTTTTAAGTCATGTTGAGCGACCATTCTAGCATCTGTTTCAGTATAACCTGCATTCATTAGAATTTGTTCAAATGGCTTACTACATGCTTGTTGAACAATACGTTGACCTTGTTGAAAATTTTCTGATTTGTCTTTACTAAGTTTAATATTTTGTTTGGCATATAATAAAGCTATTCCACCTCCAGGAACAACTCCATCTTCAAGAGCACATTGTGTTGCATGTAAAGCATCATCTACTCTATCTTTTTTCTCTTTCATTTCAGCTTCAGTATTTCCACCTACATGAACTAAAGCAACACCACCAATAAATTTAGCTAAACGTTCTTGAAGTTTTTCCATTTCAAATGGAGTTTCTGATAATTCGATTTGGTTGGTTAAATGTTCAACTCTATTAGTTATGGCCTCATCATCACCTTGTCCATCTACTATAGTAGTTTTTTCTTTAGTAACTGTTACTGTTCTAGCTTCACCAAACCAATCCCAATTAAATTTATCTAATTTCATTCCTTTATCTTTATCAAATACAGTTCCACCTGTAAGTGTAGCTATATCTTCTAAGATAAGTTTTCTACGTTCACCAAAATCAGGAGCTTTAACAGCTGCTACTTTTAATGTACCCCTCATTTTATTTACAATAAGTGTAGCTAATGCTTCTCCATCTATATCTTCAGCAATTACTAATAATGATTTACCTTTTTGAGATACACCCTCTAATAAAGGTAATAATTCTTTTACTTGAGTAAATCTATGATCAGCAATTAAAATAAAAACATCTTGTAAAGTTGTAGACATTGTATTATTATTAGTAACAAAATAAGGTGATTTATAACCTCTATCAAATTGAATACCTTCAACAACTTCTAAATATGTTTCTCCAGTTTTAGATTCTTCAATATAAACTACTCCTTCACGCCCTACTTTTTCCATAGCACGAGAAATTAATTTACCTATTTCTGGTTCATTATTGGCTGATATTGTAGCTATTTGTTCTAATTGTTCTTCTGAAGCTATTTTTTCTGAAGTATTTTTAAGTGAGGATAAAACTTGTTTTACACCATCATCAATACCTCTTTTAATTTCAACAGCATTTGCTCCTTCATTTAAATGATTTAAACCATTTTTAACAATTTCACGAGCTAATAATGTTGATGTTGTTGTTCCATCACCAGCATTATCTGAAGTTTTAATAGCAGCTTGTTTTACCATTTGAGCACCTAAATCCTCAATTGGGTCTTCAAATGAAGATATTTGTTTAGCTACTGTTACTCCATCTTTTGTACTAAATGGAACTCCATTTTCTGTGTATACTACATTACGCCCATTAGGTCCTAATGTTGTTACTACTGCATCTGCTAGTTTATCGATTCCTACGACAAGTTTTTTTCTAGCGCTTGGTCCAAATTCTATATTCTTACTCATTGTTATCGTTTTTAATTCTTGCTAAAATACTATTTTCTGATCCAATATAAAGTTCTTCTCCTTTATATTCTAATTTACTAAAACCCATAGTTGGAAGAATAACTATTTCTCCTTCTTTAACTGTGGTTTCTATAAAATGTCCTGTTGCTGTTGGTTTACCAGGTCCTACTGCTATAACTTCTCCTTTTTCGTTTCTGTCTTTTCCAGCATCTGGGACAACGATTGAACCATACATGGTTTCTTCTTCTTCAATTGGTCATT